TCAAAGTAATACCCATCTGGCGAACCTCCGAGAGGTAATTCAGAATGTACAACGAACTCATTACCTGGCTTGCATATCGTATTCATTTCACGTTCAAACGCAGATAATGCTCGGTATTCATTATCATTACCCCACTGAGTCATTTCATTGCCCTGGAATGGTTCTACCTTACCAGTCTTTTCACGCCAGAGCTTTTTACGGTCATAGATAGCATCCCATGCTTGAGATGCAGTGATTACGCTATTGCGTAGTTCTTTATTTTTTAAGTGATCCATTTTGCTTTGCATTATTTACAACCCATTCTCTGATGGATTCTTTTAATTCATCGGATAAGGAATTATAGAACTCTCTTTTTTCCTCAATGGTAACAAGCTCAGTAATCATTTTCTTGGTTTTCTCAATAATATCTGTAGCAACTTCTTGCTTTTCTTTAACTACATCTTCATTGACACCAATTTCACCTAAATATAATGATAAACCTATGCCACTGATTACACTGATGTTTTTAGCTAAGCATCTTTGGTAAGCTGTATTTACTTGGAAAGCATTTGGATTGGGTATAGCCTTATTTCTAAAATCAAGCACAGGTAATATCATCGATTGTTCTTTACCAAGTGCTCGTACAGTTGTGCCAACCATAACACTTCCATCAGGAAGAACCTGTGACTCATCATAAGTAAATGTTGCAGACTCATCTTCTTTTAATAATAGATCAAGAGCACCAGCCCAAGAAAGGTAATCTAAGTTACCCTTCTTTTGGACTAGGCCTAAACCTTTTACGTCAATACTTCTTAGTTCTTGATATTTACTCATTTTCTTGTTGCTCCTGTTCTTCTAATTGTTTTTGAGCCCACTCTGCTTCTCTTGCATCCATTCTAGCAATGAGATCATGAAGATCATTTGTTGATGATTGAATGGCCCACTGTAACTGTTCAAATTGTTCTTTAGCATTCATTACTGTACCTCCTTGATAGCTAGATCTTCAAACTCTTCTACATCTGATGGATCTAAATTATCTACAATATTAACACCGTCACCTAAATTACCACTAGCATATCTGTAGTAACCTTCTGGGTCTCTAATAGTAACTGATTGTAATTTTACCTCGTACAGAGTAGGGCTATCACCTGTGGCATAACCGTCAGACTCTGCAGTAACATAAGCTTCGATGTCAACAGGTATTTCTACCTCGCCTCTATACTTGTCATCACCGTAAATAAATGATTCGAATTGTACTAACATAATATTTTCTCCTTTGTTGTTATGTTGTATAAGTATATTACCATATTAAAATAAATATGCAACTTTTTTTTAAACTAGGTTGCACAACTAAAAATATATGATATATTACTATTAATGTCAAATTACAAGAAAGGTAAAAATTAAATGACATATAATGAAGCAATGGCTAAATTTAACAATAGCCGCAGAGAACTAGCAAAGGCTCTGGACGTTAGTACCCAGGCAATATCTAAATGGGGAAAGAATCCAGACAAACCAATCCCTTATTACAGGGCCATACAGATTGAGCACTATTTTCAGAATAGGGTTTAATAATGTTAATTACTAAGGAATATATTGTAATGGATGAGTTCGGTGATCCGTTACGTGTATTTAGTAATAATAAAGCAGCCAATGCATTTGTTGAAAACAAGCCTAGTTGTAAGATTATAAAGGTTCAGTTAGATACAAATGATTGGGGTGAACCACCATTTTAGGAGGAAGTATGAAAGTAAAAAATTGGACTAAGTTCCAGCATTATGCTCACAGGAATCCACCATGGATTAAATTACATCGTGAGTTATTAGATGAACCTGACTGGTTTAATCTATCAGGAGACCAGGCAAAGTTCTTAGTAGAAGTCTGGTTAATTGCATCAAGTAATAAGGAAGGCATGCTACCTGATATCAAAAAGCTAGCATTTCGTACCAGAAGAACAGAAAAAGAGGTAGAAAGCCTAATTAACAAGCTTTCATCGTTCTTAGTTGATGATGCTAGCATGTTGCAAGACAGAGGAGAGACAGAGAAGAGAGAGAGTAGAGACAAAGTAGAAAAGAGTAAAGAAGAGGGAGAGTATCATGCATTCAATTCTATCCCATTTTGATAAAGTACGCTCCACTAGTAAGAATAACTCTTACAACTGTCTTTGCCCTGCACATGAAGATCGAAATGCAAGTTTATCGATTAAGATTGCAGAGGATGGACGTGTGCTGATTCATTGTTTTGCAGGATGTGATATTCAGGATATACTTAGCTCGGTTGGATTAACGCTAGATGATATCATTCCAGAACGGATAGATATGCTAAAACCAATCGGAAAAGCATTTAATCCGTACGCTATACTAAAAAGCATGAAGGATGAGGCATTGTTTGTTTATATGTGTGCATCTCACATTGAAACTGGTAAACAGTTAGAGCAAACAGATAAAGAGAAATTAATAGATACAGTACAAAAGCTAAAGGAGGCCTATGAGTACGCTAACAAGTAAGTTACAAGATTTGGTTGTGAATCAGAATGAGATTAAATCTTATTTTGCAGAGCGATCAGAAGAGATAACAAAGATAAAATCACCCACAGCATACCTGGATGAGATCAAAGAATATTTTACTGGAGATTTTCATAAGGGATTGTTATTGCCCTGGCAAAAGACTCATGATGATTTTAGAATACGTCCAGCAGAGGTAACAATTTGGGCTGGTTATTCTGGGGCAGGCAAGAGTATGTTTACATCAGAAATGATGTTAGGCCTCATGAAAACAGAAAAGATTATGCTAGCATCGTTTGAGTTACGTCCAGTCTCAAGTTGCCAGAGAGCTATCAGACAGACTCTGGGTGGTAATAACCCATCATCAGGATTTATTGATGCTTGGGTGCATAAAGCAGATCAGAAATTATATTTATACGATCAGCAAGGTGTAGTCACACCAGAGACAGTTCTTGAGGTTGTATATTATGCTGCAGAAAAGCTTAAATGTTCTAATATTATATTAGATAGCTTAATGAAGTGTGGAGTCGCAGAGGATAATTACCAGCAACAGAAAGAATTTGTTGATAAGCTGTGCATTGCTGCTCGTGATTTAAAATGTCATATACATCTCATTGCTCATGCCAGGAAAAGGTCTGACGATATTATGAAACCACCAAGCAAGCATGATGTTTCAGGCTCAGCCAATATCACAAACTTGGTAGATAATTGCTTCATAGTTTATAGAACAGATAAAGATAGTAAGTTAGAATCTGGAAAGATTACCCAGGAAGAGTATGATGCATTGCCAACTTCTATGGTTTATTGTGTAAAGCAAAGGCATTATGAATGGGAGGGACATTGGGCCTTTTGGTTTGACTCAGAAAGTTTAAGATTTAGCGAAACTAACAGGGTAGATAGAAAGTTAAATAAATATTAAAAAAAGTGTTGACAACTTAGTTTCAATATACAATAATAGTAATTGTAGTACTTAATTAACAAAGGAGAGAAATAATGAAAGTAGATATAAGAGCACAAGATGTAGCATACATTGAGATTGGTGATTGGATTATTTATGTAGATAACTCAACTGGAGAACATATAATAGATTCATGGCAAAAAAAGGAGACTGATGATGAGTAATGGAATGATAGATATGTTAACGAATGTAGATAAAGAAGTAGAAGAAGTATTAAATCAGAAACATAAATGCGAAGGATTATACGCAGAGATTATGATCTATAGAAAGAAGCTAGAAGCATTGGCTACACAATATAATGTAGAGCTAACTAAATATAACAAGCTTTTGAAAAAATAGAAGAAAAATCAAAACATTTAATTTAATCTAATTAAGCCTTGACAATCCAGGGCTTTTTTAGTATAATTATACCTGTAGGAGAACTGTATCTATCACTTTCGTCTCTTACTCCTCCTTTGTTAAAGCCCAGTTTCTCTCGCTGGGCTTTTCTTTTTTATAGGAACGAATATGCCACTCAAAAAAGGTAAATCACAAAAGGTTATCTCAGCTAATATAAGAAAAGAAATGAAATCTGGTAAACCACAGAAGCAAGCAATAGCAATCGCATTAAGTAAAGCAGGGAAAGGTAAAAAGAAATGAAATCTATTATCTCATCTATCGTGATGTTATGTATGTCTGGATTAGCTTTTGCAGAAGAAGCACCAGTTGTTAGAGAATGCGAAAAAGAAGAGGTTGTTTGTGAGAAGATGTCTCGCAAGATTCATAAGCAACCAGTTAAAAAAATGAAATGCAAAGTTAAGGGGAAATAATATGCCAATGGTCGGAAATAAGAAATATGCTTACACAGCTAAAGGAATGAAAGCAGCAGAAAAAGCAGCAAAGAAAACTGGTAAGAAGATGACAACTAAGAAATCTTATGGGAAGAAAAAATAATGGCTAAGCCTGGACTTTATGCGAACATTCATGCAAAGAGAAAAAGGATAGCCGACGGCAGTGGAGAGAAAATGAGAAAGCCTGGAAGCAAGGGAGCTCCAACAGCAAAGAATTTTAAACAAGCTGCTAAGACAGCAAAGAAAAGGAAATAATTATGGCAACATTACAGGAAAGAATCAGAGAGTATCTCGGCTCTCAAGCTGATACTCCTGCGGCTAGAAGCTTAGCTCAGCAAGCTGAGAATATGTATGCTCAAGAGCTTGGCTCTGCATTAGGTGCACCAGCAATGGGAGCAACAGGTGCAGTAGCTGGAAGAGGTGCATCAACACCAGCTGAAAGAGAATATCTTAACTCAGTATTGAATCAAACAAGACAAGGCCCAGGTGCTAATGTTCCTAGATTTGATCAGTATCTTGGTCAAGAAGCTGGAAGAATAGCAGCAGAATCTATGCAAGATGGAAATCCAATGATGCCACTTGGTGAAAGCATAGCTAATCAAGTTGGATCTCCTGCAGAACGTGCAGCAATGGGAGTAGCTGGTGGTTTAAATGCTATGGGCGAAGCCATGACTCCTCAAAGAGTTCCAATGACTCCAGCAGCACGTGATCAATACTTCCAATCATTTGAGGATGCAGGTATCAACTTAACACCAGGTGCAGGACTTGCTCGTGGATTAAGAGGAATCGATCAAGCTGTAACAAATGCAACAACAGCTCCAGGCAATCTTGGAGTTAATCAATTACAAAACATTGCTAGCGGTCAATCTAATGTATCACCTTATGGATTAGGCTTAGGTCAGCAAATGTATAACCCAATGGGCTTACTTAATTTCTAATGGCTAAGTCTGTTAAATTATCAGTTGGCAGAGGTGAAAAAAGATCTATAAAACAGGGTGCAGGACTTACCGCAAAAGGAAGAGCAAAGTATAATAGAGAAACTGGTAGCAATTTAAAAGCTCCAGTAACTGGCAAAGTAAAGCCAGGAAGTAAAGATGCTAAAAGACGTAAAAGCTTTTGTGCTAGATCACAAAGTTGGACAGGTGAACGAGGTAAAGCAGCACGAGCTAGATGGAAGTGCTAAGCCCTTGCATCAAGAAATGTTCGTTCCTACCTTTAGATGATGGTCAATTCATTTGTGAAGGATGCAGAAGAACGTTAGAAGAAATTAGCAACTGGACTAATTATACTGATGAGAAAAGAAAAGAGATAACAGAAAGATGCTTAAAATCTTCGTAGGTTACGACCCAAGAGAAGCAGTTGCATATCATACCTTTTGCCAGAGTGTTTTGGAAAAAGCAAGCATTCCAGTTTCATTTGTGCCACTCGCACTGAATACACTAAAAGATTATACAGAAACACATGATGATGGTTCTAATGCTTTTATTTATTCTCGCTTTCTAGTCCCATATCTTTGTGACTATAAAGGTTATGCCATCTTTGTTGATGGTGATATGTTATGCAGAGCAGATATTAAAGAGCTCATGGATGTTGTAGATCCACTTGCAGCATTGTCTGTGGTCAAGCATGACTACAAAACAAAATACCCAATTAAATATCTAGGTAATAAGAACGAAGATTATCCTAGAAAGAACTGGTCATCAGTAATGGTATGGAACTGTGACCACTTTAAAAACTTACAGCTCACACCTGAGATGATTATGAACTCAACAGGTAAAGAGTTACATAGACTGAAATGGTTAGATAATCAGTTTATGAATTTAGTAGGTGAAATACCAAAAGAATGGAACTGGTTAGTTTCTGAATATGATTACAATCCAGATGCTAAGTTAGTTCATTACACAATAGGCACACCATGTTTTGCTGATTACGTTAATTGTGATTATGCAGATGAATGGTGGGATACTTTTAACAACTTAAAGCAACCAACCGATACGGAGTTGTATAATGGACGAAGAAAAAAAAGATAATCGAGGTGGCAAACGAGAAAACTCTGGCCGCAAAAAAGGAACACCAAACAAAATATCTGGTCAAGTTAGACAAAACGTGATTGATGTGTTTGACGATATCGGTGGTGTACAAGAAATGGCAGTTTGGGCTGTAGATAATAGGACTGAGTTCTATAGATTGTATGCTAAACTTATGCCAACACAATCAGAAATCGGCACAATGGATGGACAAGATTCTCCATTAAACGTCACACTTAAATTTGTAAAACCAGACCATGGATCAGATTCCGAATAGTAAAGAAATAGAAGCAGAGTTCCCAGAGAAGTTATCATTCTTGGGTGAACCTCATCGTTACAAGGTAGCGTATGGTGGTCGAGGATCTGGTAAGTCATGGGGATTTGCTAGGGCACTCATTGCTAAAGCAATCACTGATCCATTAAGAATATTATGTGCTCGTGAAGTACAACGATCTATTAAGCAATCAGTTCACCAATTACTAAATGACCAAATACAGGCCATGGGATTCGGTGAATACTTTGAAGTCTTAGAGAATGAGATTCGATGTGTTAATGGGAGCAAGTTCAGCTTTACTGGTCTTGCTAACAATACAGTCGAGTCAATCAAGTCCTATGAGGGTGTTGATATCGTATGGGTTGAAGAGGCTCAGACCGTATCTAAAAAATCATGGGACATTCTTATTCCAACGATTAGGAAGCCAGGATCAGAAATATGGGTAAGCTTTAACCCTGACTTAGATTCTGATGATACTTACAAACGATTTGTAATTGATACACCAGAAGATGCAGCAGTCGTAAAAATAAATTGGATTGATAATCCATGGTTTCCTAAAGTTCTAAACAAAGAGCGACTACACAGTAAAGCTACCTCAGAAGATTATGCTAATATCTGGGAAGGCGAATGCAAGAGTGCAGTTGATGGAGCAATATACTCCAACGAAATTATTTCTGCACAAGAAGAAGGACGTGTAACAACAGTTCCTTATGATCCGATGATGAAGGTTCATGTTGTGATGGACTTAGGATGGAACGATAGCATGTCTATTATTTTAGTTCAAAAAGGATTAGCTGATGTCCGTGTTATTGGTTATATCGAGGATGACCATAGAACACTAGATAGCTATTCAGCTCAGTTAAAAGATTTACAATATAACTGGGGAACGATGTTCTTACCTCATGACGGAAGAACTAAAGATTTTAAACATGGCATCTCAGCAGAAGACATTATGCAAAAACATGGATGGGATGTAAGAATAGTTCCTCGATTAGATGTAGAATCAGGAATCAAGGTAGCTCGTATGAATTTCCATCGTGTTTACTTTGATAAGTCAACAGAACGATTAATAGAATGCCTTAAGCATTATAGACGTGCAATTAACGCAACAACTGAAGAACCAGGAGCACCATTGCATGATCAATATTCTCATGGTGCTGATGCATTTAGATACACCATGGTGTCTTTAGATAATATGTCAAACGAATCTTGGCATAATCAAGAGATACGATATTCTAATTTAGGAATCATTTGATGGAAAAATATACAGACGAAGAAATACTTAGCAAGATAGATAACGAAGAGAATATTGCTTACGGTATCAATGACTCTCAGCTATCTGCAGAACGAGCAGAAGCTATTAATTTTTATCTTGGCGAGCCATTCGGTAATGAAATTGAAGGCCGTTCTCAAGTTGTATCTTACGACGTCCAAGATACAATCGAGTCCGCTCTACCTCAGCTTTTAAAAGTATTTGTTGCTGGAGACGAAGTTGTAAGATTTGAACCTAAAGGTCCAGAAGATCAAGAAGCAGCAGATCAAGAAACAGATTACATTAATCAC